GCCAAGGTTTCCATCGCGGACTACAACGAGAAAATGAAAGCGTGGAAAAAGGCTCAGTGGACCTACAGTCGTCAATTTCCCAAGCGGGTATGGGACAACTATAGAGCAAATATCAGGCCGGATCTGAAAAACCTCCGCATTGAACGCCTGGGAATTAGCAGGGCGCAGTCTGTCCTTAGTCGGAACCTTCTTAAGGCATCCATCGGCGTCGGAGTCGCTGCGGGCCTCGGCGCGGTGGTTCACGAGATCTACAAAAATTCACGAAAGAAGAAGTGAAGGGAGCTTTATGGCGCTGACTGATGCGGAAAAAGGCGAGGTGCTTTTTTACCTTGGATACCCTGCCATAACTCTGGTTGAGGGCTCAACGCACTATTCCAAAATCCTGGCTGACCGTCTCGCTGCGCTGCCGGATTATGCGGAAACACGCGCGAGAAAGATCATGAAAAAGATTCGTGACATTGACGTGAAGCTGGAGGAAGCGACCGAGCGCATGAGCGTCAAGGAAGTGGACGGCTTTCAGCTCAACGAGAACGAAGTCCAGGGGCTCAAGGGTATGCGCAAGGGTCATGTGAAGGAGCTTGCGTCATTGACTGGCGTTTCGGCTGGATGCTCGCGCGGAATTTTCATAACGCTTTGAAGGAACGTCCTTATGAGCAACCTCAAGTCGGCCCTTGGAAAATCCCTGAAGAGCGCTTTGGGCGTGCGTGACAGGCTGGGCCTTTCAAAGGCTGCGGTCAGCCTGCTCACAAAAAGCTGGGACGGCAAGAAGCCTGGAGAAGGCTCCTGTACGGAAAGCCGAATGGAAATGCACCCGAGTCCGACCATCAAGGATTATGGGCATGACCTGCGAATCGTTGAAGCGGGCGCCATTCGCCAGGGTGATCTGCTTTTAAAACACCTGGATAGAAAACTCACCCGTGAACAGATTTTAAATCAGACCGATAGGGCCTCGGTTGAAAGCTATTGGGAAATAGACGGCAGACTCTACAAGGCCGTGAAGGAAAAAGACGAGATCTTCTACTGGTCGGTGCAGGTGAGGCCCACGAGCGGAGGCTGACAGGTGACGAAAAGGGTTATCAATCTGCGCGATCTTGCGCAGGACAATCTTGGTTTCATGGATGAGATAGCTACAGACTTGGTGGACGGGGCAGAGCGTGGCCTGCTCCGTTCAATTCCTCTTCTCGTCCGCGAAACCCCGGTTGATACCGGACAGATGGCGAGTAGCTGGAAAGTCGAGCGCGCGGACAGAAGCAGCGTACTCCTTATCAATGATGCGCCGCATGCGGTCGTAGTGGAATTCGGCGCCCGTCCATTCACGCCGCCAATCGGTCCCTTGCTCGCGTGGGCAAAAAGGGTGCTCCAGGATCCGCAAACCCCGGACGACCCCAACGACCCGGCCTCGTATTCCAAGGAGGTCAGGAGCCTTGCTTTCGCCGTTCGGGCGAAGATCCGCGAGCGGGGCATGGAGCCTCATAACATCGTCGAAAACAATATGGACGCCATCATGGCGAACATAGTCGCAGAGTGGAAGGCGGGGAACAATGGCTGAAGCGCCGCAAATCGAAATCCTGAACGCGCTCGCCGAGCACCTGACGCGCCTTATGCGTTTCAAGCAAACCGTCATTGGTTGGCCGGATGGGAGTCAGAAACTGACTCTCCCGGCAGTTTCCATGATTGTCAAAAAAGGCCGGGTCAACCCGTTCCCGCCGCATGTGTTGGGCGTGACCAACATCAAGGACAATGCCGCCGACACCGCATACGTCACAGGAGAATGGGAGTTTTCCATTCAGCTTGACCTCTGGTGCAAGACAAGCGCCGAGCGTTACGACGCTCTGGAGCGGCTTACGCAGGTTTTTTTCTCGCAGGGTGAGCGCACCGTTCCCATTATCACTCTCATTCTGCCGAAGTACCACAAGACCAGGGCCACCTACAACATGGTGAGCGCCTCCATTCCCGACGCCGCCGCAACGCCTCTGGCTCAGGAATGGCGCGTGATGGTCGAAGTCATGGCCAGCTGTTCGCAGATTATCGTCAGAGAGAACGAGGCCCTTATCACTCAGGATGCTGACGTTAACCTGGATATTTTGAAGGACTAACTTTTAGGAGCTTTGGAACATGGGTCTTTATCGGTCCACAAACCCGCTTGAGTGGGATGACGTTGATGGCATTATCGTGAACGAATCCGCGCCTGCGGCTTCTGTCCAGGGCGTTGCGGCCAATACCGCGATCCTTGTGGGGCAGTTTCAGCGTGGGCCGCTCACACTCCAGGAACCTGGAAGCATCGGCGCTCTTCTGGATATGTACGGCAAGTCGAGTGCCAGCGGTAACCTCGCGCTGAAAAACAAAAAGTTTGGACGCCTGAAGATTATCCGCGTGGCAGCTGCTGCAGCCGTAAAAGCAAGTCTGACACTTGACGCTTCATCGGTGGACATCATCACCTTCACGGCGAAATACCCAGGCGCCTACGGCAACGGCATCAAGGTTGCCGCTGCAGCCGGAGCGGTCGCGGGAACGACCACCTACACCATCACCGACACTAACACAGGCGCCACACTTCCAGCCGAAGTTTATGCCAACATTGAAGCATCGACGATGACAGCGGCGCTTTTTTCCGCTTCCAAGCTCGTGGACGTGACCATTGTTGCAACATCGGCAGAGCCTGACCCTGTGGCCGCTACGGCGCTTTCCAGTGGCTCTGATGGAACGGTCGCAGATACCGACTATCAGACCGCCATTGCCAAGGCCGAAGCGGAAGGCGCCGGGAACGTGCTTTTCCTGGATGTGTATAACAGCACCCGCAACGGCTACCTGAAGGCCCACGCTGCCGCGTGTCCCGATAAAATGGTGATCTGTTCCAATGCTTCTGAAACCACCGACCGGGCTGCAGCCGTGACCGACGTGGCCAGCTACCGCGACACGGAAGGCCGCATTATCTATGCGTTCAACTGGATCAAAGCAAACATCGACGGCGTCGAAACCTGGACGAACCCCGCTCACTGGGTCGCCTCCATCTTCTCGCAAATCGCGCCGCACATTGACCTTGCAAGCGTCCAGACACGCGATTTCATGGCCGGCGCAACCGGGGTTTATCATAACCTTAGCCGCGCTGACTTTGTGGCTCTGAAAGAGGCGGGCATTGCCGCTTTTGAAAGCTCGGATGGCTATATCAAGATCAAGTCAGGCGTCACGACCCAGATTGCTGACAGCTCCAAGGTCCTTATCCTTCGGCGCCGGATGGCTGACTACCTCACGCAGTCGGCTGCGAAGTACCTGGAGAACTATCAGAACGTACCCAACAAAAAATCCACCCGCGCAGAGATCGCCGCAGGCATCACCGAGTTTGTCACGCGCCATGAAAATGAGGGCGTCCTGCCGAAGGATTCCGAGGTATCGAGCGGCTTTGCCAAGCTGATCGACGCCGAAAGCCTCAACACTGACGCCAGCATCGCTGCGGGATTTGTGAAAATCCTCTGGAAACAGCGAATCTTCAGCTCCATGCGCTTTATCGTGCTGCAGGCTGAAATCGGCGAAAGCGTTGTTGTAACTGCGGCCTAATCCCAACCTTTGAGAGGTAAAAAAATAAATGAGCGCCAGTATTCGCGGAAAACAGACAGCAATCAAGCTTTTCAAAAACGGCCAGCCCGTTGCGCTGATTCCCATTACAAAATTCAGCGTCAATCAGGAATCGAGCTTTTCCCGCTCCTACTACGTGGGCCAGCCCTACGGCGAGGGTGATCAGTCCATCGAAGGCTGGTCGGGAAGCCTTGACGTGGAAGTGAAGGATGCGACCGTCGATGAGCTGATCGACAGCATCATCACGACCCATATCAACGGCGTGGCTGCTGATGAGATGACGATTGTGGATACTGAATTCTACAACGACGGCACCAGCAAGACTTACGTTTATATGGATATTCAAATGAAAATGTCCAAGAGCCAGGGCGGACTTAACGAGAAAGTCACGAAGAAGCTGGACTGGCAGGCTTCGCTACGGAAGGCAGTGTAAATGAATCAGTACAAGGTTTCTCTTGATTCGGGCAAAGTGGTCGTTCTTCGTGAAATGACCATCAAAGTCAAAAATCAGACTGTGGAGGCCACCGCTGCGCGTGTCGGCGCAAATGCCTCCGCTCAGGCTTTTCAGTCTCTTCTGCAGGATGAGATGCTGAAAATCCTGCTTGTGAGCATCAATGGCAAAACCCCTTCTGGTGTGGATCGGGAAGACCTTGACGCTTTGTTTTCATTCTCCGAGTACCAGCAGCTTTTGCAGGTAATGGGCGAGATCATCGGAGGCGGCGGGGAAGCCGCAAAAAAGCCGAAGATCGAACTTCTTACTATAAGCAGCTCGCCTGGATAACGAGATACACAAGCATGCGCCCCGAGGATATCGAGCGCATGACTGTCTGGCAGTACGTGACTTATGTTGAAGCCCTGTCCGACCTTCTCGGAAAGGAGGCAGGGCCTACTGAATAACCCTTAGCTCGCAGGTGTCGAACGATGTTCAATCTGAATCCAGCCACGCTGATTTTTGACTTCCGCTTCGACGTTGCGAGCGCTCTTTTACAAACCGAATCCCTTAACAACTCCATCATGAAGATAAGCGACTCAGCCCTGAGGGCTGAACGGGCGCTTGTATCCATG